AAACGCCTTAGAACGAATAATTTGAATGATTATGAACGTAAGCTACTTTTAAAGACAGATGACAAAATAATCACAGCACCCATCTACATAGAGGATACTGGAGGAATCAGTATCTCACAACTCAGAGCTAAGGCTACTATTCTAAAGCAGAAGTATGGTATTAAGGTAATATTCCTAGACTATCTTCAACTTATGAGTGGTCAAGGTAAGCAAAACCAAAACCGAGAGCAGGAAGTAAGTTTTATAAGCAGAAGCCTTAAAGCCTTAGCTAAAGAGTTGGAAGTACCAATTATTGCCTTATCACAGTTATCTAGAAAGGTTGAAGAAAGAGCTGATAAGTTACCTATGTTATCTGATCTTAGAGAGTCAGGTAGTATTGAGCAAGACGCTGACATTGTTATTATGCTTATGCGACCATCTTACTACGAAATGAAAGAACCTGTAGAAATAGGTAATAAGGAATACAATCCTGATGACCTAGTTATCGTTAAAGTAGAAAAGAACAGACATGGTAAGACTGGTAACATACCTATTAGATTTATTGGAGAAACAACCACATTTGAAGACTATAAAATTTAAACTATGAAAACAGCAATGCAAGAATTGATTGATTATGTAGATACTATATGGTCAAATGGAGGGTGGGAAGAAACTATTAAAGAAAAAGCTAAAGAACTACTTGAAAAAGAAAAAGAGCAGATAGAAGATGCTTATTTAAAAGGATATATACATTATTTGCCAAAAATTGATTCAAAAGAATACTATAACCAAACCTATAACCAAGACAAATAACTATGAAACAAAAATCTATCGAGGTAGAAGTAATAGAAGGCGAAGACCTTAACATTGAGAACATGAAACAACGTATTATAACTAGAGCTTGGTATGATACTGCTAGATTTCATGACTTAAACGATATAGCAGTTGGTATCGGTGTAGGTACAAGAACACTTTACTTTTACGCTAAGAAACTAAAACTACCTAAGAGAAGTGGACTTAAATAGGAACTATAAGAATACTCGTAAGTTCGACATAGAACAAGCTAAGGCTAAAGATGGCACTTACCAGGCATTGTTATTGTTTGCTAGGAACACAAAAATCCTCGTTATCCAACAGCCAAAAGCCCTAAAGCAGAAATATATGTGGCTTGAATATGAGAATAATGGTAAACCTAGTGGTATAGCTGACACAAGAGTAGAGTTCTTTGCTATCAACTTTGACCTTAAAGACAGAATCTATTTTATAAGAGCAGAAATGCTAAGAATTAAGGCAAGAAGACACTTTAAATGGGGTAAAACTAAGATAGTCGAGGGCATAAGATATGTAAAAGTTCCAACTATGGAGATGATACGTTTCGATTAATTGATGTAATTTCGTTTATATGACATACAAAACAGCAAGTGACTTAACCAAGATGATGCTAGAATATTTAGATAGTTTAGGTTATGAAGTATGGAGGAATAATAACCTAGCAGTTAAAGGAAGGTCTTTCATTGGTAAAAAAGGTTTACCTGACATCATAGGTTACCATAAGAACTATGGTCAGTTCATTGCTTGTGAAATTAAAGCTATAGGTGATCGTTTAAGTGTATCACAGATAGAGTTCTTAACTCACTTGGGTATGTGCGGTGGCACATCTATTGTATGTCAACAGGTATCAGACGGAACAATTAATTTAACAATATTTTTAGACAATGGCGAAAGCAAAATCAGCATCTGGGACGAGTATAAAGGTGAGTTTCGGGAAGCGTAAAGAAGGTAGAGCAAAGAAATCTTATAACAAACATAGTCCAAGACCTAAAGCATATCGTGGTCAAGGACGCTAAAAAACAATTATGGAAAATTTAGAGTTAGAAAACAAATCAGAAAAAGTATCTAAGACAACTACAAAAGAAGTTAAGGTTACTGTAGTTCCTAAGGAAAACAAGTTTGTAACTGCTGAAACTATTAAGTTAGTAGAAGACATCTTAAACGATGGTACAGTAGACATCAAATGGAGAGCACAACTTAAAGAACAAGTAAGAAAATACAAAGGGCATGGAGAATAATTATGATAGTATAGTCGAGTCTGTAATTACAAAGTATAAAGATAGAGCTAACTTAGGCTTTACTAAATACGGAACTAACCTAGACAGGACTGACTTAAACACCAAAGAATGGGCTGAGCATTTACAGCAAGAGCTTATGGACGCTGTATTATACTTAGAGAAATTTAAAGAAGGAATTAAAAATAGTTTATAAACCAAAACAAATATCATGGCAACACAAAAAGAGAACTTCTTAGGAAGATGTTTCACACTTAGATCAGCTTACGGATCATTCAGAAAAGTATCATTTGGTCCAGAGGACTTAAAGAAACTAAATGAGTTCGCAGCTTCTAACAAAGGATGGTGTTCTATCCTTATCAAAGACAAAAAGAACGCAGGACCTGAACAAAGTGATTTCTATTGCGAAATGGATACATTTAAAGCAGGTGATTATAAACCAACGGAGAAAAAATTACCATTTTAGTTATGAATCCAAAAATTTACAAAGAAATAATCATCAACCTATTACTTTTATTAGTAGGTTTGTATCTACCATTTGCATTTATTATAAATAAGTACAACCCATTAGTTTGGGAATGGTATGAGAGATGTTTATACGTTATAGCAGTTGTAGCAACCATAGGATATGGTGCTAATGTTTATAACAAAAAGTAGTATGTTTTGTTTGTAGTTTAATAGTTAGACGCTGCTATTCTTAGTGGCGTCTTTTTTTACAAATAAAAAACCCCCAGATTTTACCTGAGGGTTAACCAAAACTACACACAATCACACACCACACATGAGAGCTATTTTAATTATGACTATTTCTAGTGTCATAAAACTTTGTCAATACTGATCCGTATAGGATTGCCTGATACCTTGTAATAAAGCTATCTACAGATTCATTCACATAGAAGTAATCTTCATTAGCCATATATACAAAACACCTATCATTGTCTTCTTCATCAGCCGTTACACTCGCCACCTGATAGATGTTGATATAAGCATCTGATTCCTCAGAGTTATCCTGGAAATCATAGCTTTCATCTTCCTCTTCGGTCAGTTGTATGATGTGCATTAACATTTGTGATACTATTTTTAAGTACAGTAAGTCGTAATTCCCTAACAATCAACTCAAGCCTAGCTTCTAAGTGAGTCTTTTCTTTCATTAATTGGTTAATCTTAACGTCTACCTCTCTGTTCATACAAATTTACGATTTAATTGATACTGAAATAAAAAGTGCATACTGCATTGTAAACCAATGTAATACACACTTTCTTTATATTTACTAGACTATAGTTACTTTCTAGGCAACCTAATAATCTTACTGCCTAGAGGCATCGGAACAAATATAGCAACTCTTCCGCCATCTAGAACAACTCCACAGCCTAATGTGGGTCTTTTGGGGAAAGGTCGTGAATACTCCATAGCGTAGGCATCAATATCGATACCACAGCCTACATTCATACCGAATATCATATCCTTGTCTGATGAGCTATAAAGAACACCTCCAAAGCTATGTATATGACCTATTACTGTTGATTGTCGAGCATCTCTTGCTCTATTGATTGCACCTGCTTGTCCTGATGATCCTGTACCATGAGTATATAGAACACCGTCTATTTCCCATTCTAAAGCCCATTTCCAGCCTTTAGGAGCATCCCAAGCTTGTTCATAGGACTTAATAAATCGTTCTGGTAAACCGCTTGTTTGAGCCTTTCTTTTGTGAAGGGCTGAGTGGTTACCAATACATACTTTTACGTTAGGAAATTGTTTGTACCATTTGTACATAGCAGCTTGTGCTAAGTCTGCTTCTCTACCTGCTCCATGTCCGTCAGGTTTTGATTCATGGTAACTGATGGCATGATTGTCAACTTCATCTCCAATATGTACTACCTCAGAACATTGAAACTTATTCGCTACTTCATAGCAAAAAGCTTTATAGCCTGGATGACAGAATGGTTCATGAGTGTCGCCTATTACTAGGACATTTTTCTTGCTCATTATATGTGGTTTTGGTTTGGTTAGATTTTGTGGTTAGCGTAAACTGTTTTATTGTTTACTTTTAAAGCATCTAATATCTGCCTTCTGTTCTTACCTACATTGTAACTCACATGTATCCAGTCATAATTAAACTCGTTAATTAGCTGATCAAACTCAAGCTCATTCTTTATGTATTCAAAAATCTGCTTGTTAGTCACACCTGGCATATTATCCATATCTATATCTGCAGCTTTACCTTCGCAATGCTGTGACCTTAAACTTCCACCTATATAATGATTGAGAACCTTACTTCTATAGCCACTAGAAATAATGATAGGACCAAACTTCATTCTGATTGGTTCTAATACTCTTTCACAAAGTATCTTGATGTTCTTTATGTGTTCAGGAGTTGGTTCGTTAGATACTCCATGTCTTTTAGCTGATTCGCTACGAGTAAACTCTGCTAGATTAAAGTGTGCTGATAGTTGCATGATATACTAAATTAGAACTTTTTCTTGTAGTGCTTTTTAATGAAAGCAAACATCTGCATTCCTAACCATACTATAGTCATCAAATAAACGATTGTCTGTAAGAATGGATTGATATTTACAAACCCAAAAATATTAAGCCATGAGATAGCTGTGAATGTGATGCCTATTGGAGTTAAATCTGAGTTCAAATCGTTGAATTGTGACATTTTATTTCTTATTAAAAATTGTTGTAACTATACTTGCTGATAACAAAGTCGCAGAATACATCAATAGTGAATCAAAAGCCACTTGAGGTAATAACGAACAAAAGATGCCAATTATTGCACATAACAACGCCAATAAACCAGCCACTCTTTTAGAGCTTACTTCACTACCTCCTGAAACCATATCCTTAAAAAACTTCATTATTTTTTACCTATTTTAAAATATAAGCTACCTGAGTAACCTATATTATTATTTTTATTAATATTTACATTAAGCCCTATTAGAGCCTTATTTTTGGCATTTAATATCAAACCAGGACTTAGTACTTCCAATCCATTAGAAGGGCTAAAATCGCCTCTAAAGCCCCAATAAAGGGTATTCTTAGCTTTTTCAGTATAAAACTCCTTTACGAGTATGGTTTTTTCCTTGATTTGAGCTGTAAAAGACCTTGATTTGATGCTATTTTGTGAAATAGTATCTTCTATGACAAAGGTATTAGAATCTT